GTGAATATGATTATGGGGCTGTGGGAAGGCATCAAAGCAACGTGGGAAAAATTGGTTGGCGGTGTAAAAGGCTTGGTGAGCGGCTTTACAAGCCTTTTCACAGGCAAAAAAGACGAACCCGCAAAAGCGGCTGCACCACCGCCAAAACCCGAAGAAAAAGCCGCAGCGCCTAAACCGCCGACACCGGCACCGCCGCCGATTGTTGCTCCGCCCAAAATTAAGGCTCCTGTCTTGAAAAGTGATGCAAGAGGCGAGGCACTCGTTACAGGCAGACCGATTGTCAATGCGCCGGATAAGGCGGCAATTCCTTCTCGTCCGGCTGCGGCTGCGCCTGTTGCGGCTTCTGAGAAAGTAATGACAAGCGGCTCTTCGTTTGATGTGATGCGGATGTTTGGACCAAGCAAAGCCCCCGAGATGGCGGCAGAAATTCTAAAAAAAACGCAGTATTCATTAGGACGCGGGAAAATAGCAGAGGCGGACGATAGCGTTAAAATCACAGAGACAAGTTCAGCCGATGATTTGATTCGCTATCTTGGGACAAAACGCGCCAATGCTATGTCCAAAAAACTTTTGGAAAACAAAGCGTTTATTTCCAACGAGGACACAAAAAAACTTGCAGGGCAAGCCTTGAGCGATGGTGACGCTGCCAAAGCAAAAGGGGGCGCGGAAAAGCAAGCAGAAAAAGCAGCCGCAAAAGCAGCAAAACAATCCGCAAAAGAAGAGGAAAAAGCAGCAAAGGTTGCAAACAAAAAATCAAACGAAGAGCCGCCTCTCACACCTTCCACACCGAAAGGGCTTTCTCTGCCGAACCTCGCTTCGGTGTTCTCTTTACCGCAAACGCTGGGTATTGGCGAAGGCTTGGGCGGTGTTTTGCGGGAAGTTATTCCGCCGCTCACGAAAACGTCCGCTTCGTCCATCGAATTGCCGACACCGCTTCTTTCTCAGCCGCAAGGTGCTTCGGCGAAAGATGTGGTTGTCAATTTTACGGTGAATCTCAACATCACGCCCTCGCAAAACAGTTCGCAAAGCGAGGCACAGGCTATCGCGGACGAAGTTCAAAAAGCACTTGCATCCATGAAACAAGACCTTGCCAAAGCCGTTTCGGAGGCACTTGAGCGCGACCGTCGTTTACAGTTCAGTTCATTCTAAAAGGACAGCACCATGAGAACATACGCCACACTTGGCGGCATCCCGTTTGAACTGCCGCTTATCGAAACCATAAACGAAAGCCGCGAGTGGAATTACAAGGAGCAAGAAACCGTTGCGGACAATGCGGCAATTCAGTTTACAGGCTCAAAGCCGCGCACAATGGACTTTCCCGCTCGTATTCACGCCAAATTTGCCGACCCCGCAGCCCGAAAAAAAGACCTTGAGGACTTGGCAGGGAAAGCCGAAAGCGTACCGTTCATGCTTGCAAATGGTACGTTAATTGGCTATTTTGTGATTACAAAAATCACAACGAAATGGCTCAAAACCGATGACAGAGGCGGCGCAATTTTTTACGAATTGGCGATAAGCCTCAAAGAAGCAAGCGCCGTCTCACAGGCTACTCCGAAAAGCAGCGCTCCCGCGCCTCCGGCAGCCGAAGCAAAAAAAGTTGGCATTGCTATCATTGATGACATTTTGGACGTGGTTAGTCAAGTTGATGCGGCAGTTGGTCAGGTCTTGCAAACAGTAGATTCGGTCAGTAACACTATTCGACAGGTGCAAAATCTCAATCCCGTAGAGGCGATTCGCCGCACAGTTGCACAAGAGCAGCAGAAACTTGTGGGACGTGTTCCGAACATCAACGAGGCACTACGCCGCATTGGAGCATAAACGATGATTACCGAATACACACAATACCGCACCAGACAAGGCGACACGTGGGACTTCATCGCATGGCAGCAGTACGGCGACCCGCTCGCAATGCAGGTACTTATTGACGCGAACCCACACGTTCCGATTGCGCCAGTGCTGCCGCGCGGCTTGGTGCTGGCAATCCCGAATCGCGGCGATGTCCGCCCGACGCTCACAAACGCACAACTTCCTCCATGGAGAAAAGCAACATGAAAAACGTACTGAACAACCTTTTTTCCGCAAGCAACATCCAGAAACGCACAGAAGAAGTACGCATTTTTCTGGAAAGGCATGACGACTGGTTTACCAACCCCGAGAACACTTTTTACGGCACAGATAGCTTGGTTTCGGCGTTTCTCATGGGATATGCACGAACAGGCGTTTTTCCTGACGATTGGAACGATTCGCGCCTTATCTACGTTGAAGGGAAATTTAGGGAGTGGCGAAATAACTCATCCGAAGACGTGTGGTATTTCTACATGAATTGAGGCTAAAATGGCATCGGTCAAGATTCCCGACTTCAAAATCACATGGAACGGCAAGCCTACGGACAACCTCAAAGGACACGTAAGCAGCATCATTTTCGAGGATGTTGAGCATGGGCGCTCTGATAATGTCGAGATTACCTTTCAGGATGTGCAGAAAAACTGGGCTGGTTCGTGGTATCCTCAACGCGGAGACAGGTTGAAACTCGAACTTGGCTATAAAAACGAAGCGCTCTTGGATGCAGGCGAGTTCGAGATTGACGAAATAGACGGCAAATATCCGCCCAACACCTTGACTGTACGCGGTCGGTCGGCGTTTCCTACTCGTGCATTTTTTCAGAAAAATACTGAGGCATATGGGGACACAAGCCTAGAGCAGATTCTTGGCGCGATTGCGGCACATCACAAGCTCACGCCGGAGTTTTCGGGTGAAAATGTCTCGCTTGCCCTCGTGGTACAGAAACGCGAAAGCGATACGGAATTTTTGAAGCGACTTGCGGAAAAATTCGGTTTCATTTTCAAAATCACGCAAAAAAAGATGATTTTCTATGAGCGGAAATCTATTGAGCAACGCGCTCCGGTCATTACACTCAAACAAAACACGAACAACCGCATTTCTCTCCGGGAGACTTCGACCTCAGAGGCTGCCAAAACGAAAGCAGCGTACTTTGATTGGTGGGAAGAAAAAGTAGTCGAAAGCACCGAGCGCAGCACCGAAAAGCCGATTGCGCAGGACGAGCGCCGCATCTACGACCGTATAGAGAATGCGGGGCAATCTAAGCGCACTGCCGAAGCGGCGCGGCGAATGTCAGACTACAAGCGGGTTGTGGACACAATAACCGTCCAAGACGCTCAAAACCTCATGCTTGCAGGAGTAACGGTGAAGTTAGAAGACTTTGAAAATTTTAACGGTGTCTATTTCGTCGAAGCCGCAAAGCACGTGATGAATGGCACATCACATTATGAAACTGTTTTACAAGTGAAGAGGGTGAGGAAATGAACACAGAATCAACCTTGATGGGTGTGGACTTGGGCAACCAGCCTGACCGCACAGTGAGATGTTATCTTGACGAAGGAGGCAGATGGATTGAAGATGAGAAAGCATCTCAAGAAATCGCAAGAGTTCTTGCTCTAGGGAAAGAGAAAATTAAGTATTTCACGATAGAAGATACGCCATGCTCAAATTCGGCACAGTAACAGCCCTTGACCACAAAAAGGCACAGGCAAAAGTAACGTTTCCTGACGAGCAGGGACGCGACGGCGGCGGTAAGTTTGCTGTGTGGTTGCCCGTTCTCATGTGGCGCACAAAGGACGTTTCGATGTACTCCATGCCCGTCAAAGGGGCATTGGTAGTCTGTGAGTTGGATGAAAGCTGGGAAACGGGTGTCATCATGGGCGAGGTCTATACAAAAAAGAACAAGCCCAAAGGCAGCATGAAGGAAAACCGCACTGTTGCGGTATTTCCTGACGGTACGGAAGTCCGTTACGATTCTGCTACCAGCGAATTACTGATAGATGCTGCGAAAGACGTAACGGTAAAGGCGGCAAGCGGCACGGTAAAAATTGATGCGCTGAATGTTGAAGTGAACGCAACAACCGCCACAATCGAAGCGACGACCGCAACTATCAAGGCAAGTGCCGGAACCGCGTCGCTGCTGGACACATTCACGGGCTTGACTACTCACCTTTTCGTTCCAAACGCATGATTGTAACATCTATTGTGCAGGCGCTGGTAAAGGAGCGTATTGAGGGAAATACCGATTTCAAGGGCGTTACCCCGCAACTTGGCGCGGTTGTAGATGCCATTACCGCAGAGGTCATTGCAGCCGTGCAGCAGGAGCTTATCGGAATCAAAACCACCTACAACACCCACACCCACGTAACCGCCGTAGGACCCAGTGCGCCACCAATCCCACCAATGGTATGATAGATATTCGCACAGAAGTCGAAAATAAGGAACTACTGCAAGCACTATCACGTTTGCAGCGCAAGGTAGGCAGCCTTCGCCCAGTGATGCAGGAAATTTCGGAAACGATGCGCTCAAGCGTGGAAGAAAATTTCAAACAGGAATCTTCACGAAATCCGATTGGCGGCAAGGGCGGTGCATGGGCAGCACTAGCTCCCAGCACTCTCAAGCAACGGGCAAGAAAAGGGAAAACAGGGAAAAAGCTGCAAGTTACGGGGCAGTTACTTGCATCAATTCAGACGAAAAGTAGCGATAAAGAAGCGCTGGTGGGGACGAATAAGAAATATGCCCGTTACCTCAACGACGGCACAAAGCGAATGCCTGCTCGTCCGTATATGGTTCTTCAGCAAGCCGATGTGCAGGAAATCAAGAAAATTATTGATGAGCATTTTCGTGGATTTTGATTATTCCGCGTCTCCAAGTAGGCTATGATTGTACTCAGGGTTTTCTCCTTTGTGGTTTTTTCTGTATGTCGCTAAACGCTCTCGCTCCCATTCTTTTGCCGCTTGCTTTGTTGTGCGGTTCCCAATTAGTTTCATTCTTGTAAATGTTTTGTTTCTGCTGTGTTCGTAATGGCGGCGAGTAGGGTCATTTGTTGTGCCAACATAGACCAATACTCGACCATTCCACAACTCGTATTTGTACGTGTCGCGCATCGTGAGACCAATTTGAGACCAATAAAACGCCAGAAATTTGGAATACTTCCTATTTTTTGGCGGGGTGGCTTAATAAGAAAAAAGCCCGCAATACTAGGTATTACGGGCTTTTTCTGAGAGCCAACCATGGGACTCGAACCCACGGCCTGCTCATTACGAATGAGCTGCTCTACCAGCTGAGCTAGGTTGGCGTTTTTCCGAAACAGATTTCAAAGTTACGGAAGCGTTTTTTATTTTCCAAAACTTTTCTTTCCGTCAAACCCGTAGCACGGCAGCGTTCTTTGGCTCTTCAGCCCGCACTACGGGAATGTCGGAAACATTTTTTAATGCACTGCTACTGCTGCTTGACCATTAGTCGTTGCGCCACGAAAACCAAGGACATTGCCAACTTCGTCAAATGCTTCAATAATACGGTCGAGATGCACTTTTTCGTGCGAAGCCATGTAGCTTGTGCGCATCATGCTCATATTCGGCGGCACACCGGGCGGAACAAAGGCATTCACAAAGACATTGCGGTCATAGAGTTGTCGCCAATACATAAGCGCATTTTCGAGCGAACCGACAATCACCGGAACAATGCCTGTTTGCGCATCCAGCACATGGAAGCCTTTTTCTTTCAGCCCCTTGCGAGCATACGCAGC